AACGATATGCTAGCTTAGATGACAGACTTACTGCCATTGAAGGCAAATTTGGTGATCTAAAACAACTTATCGAAGACGGCCACACTAGTATGACCAAAGTCATTATTGGCACAGCAGGTACTGTGGTCACAGGCGTACTCAGCGTACTATTTGTACTATTATCCAGAGCACACTAACATGAGAATCTCAGAGCTGTTAGAGCAGACTATTGCGCCTGTGCCTCCTGGACAAGGTAAACCATTGCCGCCCACAGAAGCACCTCCTAACACATCTAATACTCCAACTCCTCCGCCCGCTGGTGGAACACCGCCCACAACACCTGCTCCTACTACTACAACTCCACCTACTGGACAACCAATGGGACAACCTCCTGCCGCACAGCAACAGCAGCAACAGCAGATGGTACAACAGTCTAAAGCTACTATGACTGATTTGGATAAGATAGCAGCACAAATAATAGGCCTTAAACAAAAACAACAGCAGATGCAACAGCAAATGCAACAGGCTCCCGCAGTTTAATCATATGAAAATACATCAACTGTTATCAGGTGTAGGTGTTATGATCACCAACGAAGAACAACACTTTATTGATAATCATGATAATCATGTTAAGATAACCAGCCTTGACGAACACGATCAATGGCTTGCTCAGAGTTTGGTACGCAAGGGAATTTATTCAATAAGTAAAGATAATGTCACATTGGATAAAAATCTAGATGAAACCCGTACACCAAGATCTCTATAAAAAAATAACACAAGTAAGCACAGATGTGCAAGAATCCTTACGTAAGAAAGGTATAGTTGTACCTGTACGTAATAAGGATGGATCTGTTTGTGTGGGAAAATATAAAATATTAAAAAGCTCAACAGGCTATTATTCCATAGTAGACCAACACGGCGACGTAACTGTGGAAATGATTAATCTACCACAAACCGCTGCTGTAGTAGCCAATGGATTGGCATTGGGCAAACAGAAAAATGATCAATTAATCGAGTCAGATAAGAAATATGGATATGCGTTATTTGACGAAGAAGTACACAATAGAGCTGTAGAGTTAAGTGTAAAGAAACCATTAGAACGGTTTGAAATTATGTTGAACAAACGTGATATGGCCCGTGCCCGCAAGGAATTATACAAAAACGAAGTGATCAAGAGTTTTGAAAAACTGATAAAACTTGTATAAATAACATTATCACTTTTTGGAATTCATATGAAAACTACCGATTTTAATTTACCTGTTACCAGCAAACGTCTAGCTGAAAATCTAGAAAAGCAGTTTGGTAATCGTGTTAACTTAAACCGTTATAATCGCGAACAGCTAGAAGATATGCGTAATAAACTACGTACTCGTGTTTTCCAGCAAGAAGGCAGTGCGGGTATCAATGATCTATTAACCAACGAAACATACCAAAAAGATAAAGCAATGTTAGAATTGCTCAACACAAGGATTAAAGAAATGCTAGGCGAACAAATGCAAAAACTACGTGACAAAATAGACGCTCTTAACGAGGGCAAGAAAGGCGTTAAAGTCGCCAAGCACCCACAGGGTTCTAAAATGGCCAAGAAAGACTATGACGGTGACGGCAAAGTTGAAACTGGCAAAGACGAAGTGCTAGGTAGTCGTGCTAAAGCCGCTGCCAAAGCAGGTCACCCTTTTAAAGAAAGCGCCAAGCCAGACTTCTTAGACATGGACAAAGATGGCAACAAGAAAGAGCCAATGAAGAAAGCAGCTAAAGATGCTAAAGTCAAAGAAGGCTTTCCTACCATTGACTCAGCTAAAGCTGCTCATGCCGAGCGTGAGAAAAACAAAGGTACTGGTAAGTTTGATAAGCAAACAACTACCACTGGTACTAAGTATACACGTAAGTCTGATACGTTCGACAATGGCACAGAAGACAAGCCAAAAGAAAAGAAAGTTAAAGAAGCTGAAGAAAAGTGCAGCGAGTGTGGTATGTATGAAAACAAGTGTAAGTGCGTTCACGAAGGTGATATGGGCAAACACAATAATGCTACAACTGGTTTCAAAGCATTGGCTAAAAAAGCCGGTGGTGGCGAAAAAGGCAAGAAGATTGCCGGCGCACAATTTCAGAAGATGAAGAAGGCTGGTCAATTGGAAGAAAGCCAATTCAAACATAATGTACGTTTTGTCAACGAAAGTCTACAGTTCTTGTTGGCCGAAGACGAAGAAGGTAAAGCCAAAGCTATTACCGCAGCTGGTGATATGGTTAATGACTTTACTGGTTGGATGCAACGTGTTGGTCAATATCAAACTAAATCTATGATTGAATTAGCTGATGCTATCAAAGCAGACTTTGGTCCAACAGAAGCTGAAACATTTAAGGCAGCAGTTGCTCCTGCTCTAAGCGCCACTCTAGAAGTATTGACACAACAACGTGAAGCAATCAGTGGTGCTGTGGCAGTATTGGCAGGCGAGGCAGCTCCAGAGGCTCCAATGGGCATGGAACCAGAAATGGACTCAGGCATGGACATGAGCGCTCCTGATGAAATGAATCCAGAACCAGCCGGTGACGAATTTGCTGCAGCAGATGCTGCTGCTGGTGGTGCTGAGACATCTGGTCGTGCTATGCGTGAAAGCAAGTTTGCTCGCAGACTAGCCGAGTCACACAGCATTATGAGCAAGTTGGCCAAGTAATGAGACTATACGAGTTAGACTACGGATCTTTAAGAGATATATTACAGATCCTTAAAGGTCTAGCAGATAAAAGTGGTAGTTCATCTGAACTACCATTTAATTCCATCAAGGGTATATTTAGAAGTTTTGATTATCCTATCGGCGATGGTGGTCCAGAGAGTCGCGACTTGTTATTGAAGATAAAGAATCTCATTGATCCAACTGGCACAGTTATAGCAGATGTCACTGACAAAGCGGCTATTATACTGGCCACGGATACACCAGGTGAAAACCCAGATGCTGCTGCCAAAAAAGCCACAGGTCCTTCAGTGGATGCTATGGCATCTAAAAACGCCAAAACAATAACCAAATAGTTGCTATATAGATCTTATAGTGTTATAATTACACTATATGACTATAACCTATACTCCACCTGCGTTCGTTGAACGTTTCCAATATAAAAATTGTGTACAGATCAATGATCCAGTAACTCGTAAAAGAGTTTATCGAACTCCAGATGGAGAAAAACTACCCAGTGTGACCACAATACTGGGTGCTACCAAAGATATGACCCATTTGAATCAATGGCGTGATCGTATTGGACATGAGAAAGCACAACAGATTACCACAGAAGCAGCAGGTGTAGGTACAGCTATGCATGCCAATTTGGAACGATTCTTAATTGGCGAACAACGACAACCTGGCAGTAATCCGGTACATGTACAAGCTAACAAAATGGCTGACATCATTATTGAAAATGGTCTTAGCAAAATGAGTGAAGTTTGGGCCATGGAACAAAGTCTTTACTTTCCTGGACTATACAGCGGCACCACTGACTTGATTGGCATACATGAAGGTGAGCCAGCAGTCTGTGATCACAAACAAACTAACAAACCTAAGAAAGCTGAATGGGTTGAAGATTATTATCTACAATTAATGGCCTATATAATGGCACATAATGAAGTCTATGGCACAGACATTCGCAAGGGTGTTATATTCATGTGTAGCAGAGATCTACAATATCAGCAATTTACCTTAGAACCCCAAGACTTCAACAAGTGGCAAGATGCTTGGTTAAAGAAAGTTGAAGAATACTACGCTCTAAACAAATAAGCAGCAATGATAAATATCCTATAAAGAGGATATTTCCATGGCAATTATAGAAGTAGCAAGAATACAGGTACGTAGAGGCCGCGAAACTGTCTCCGGCCCTCCAAAAAGTATCAACGATCCAAATGCGTCTTGGGAATTAGAACCAGGAGAATTTGGCTGGGCCGAAGATACACAACGTCTATGGATTGGAAAACGTGTCAGCGAAGGTGCCAGCGATAATCTTGCCACTCAAATATTAACTGAAAACGATCTACCGGGTATATGGAATATATTGGCCAATGCCAGTACTTCATCAGTTAACACAGCCTATACATATAGAAATGATTCAGCCTGGATATCAACTGCGCCATATGGATCAACTCCGAGAACAGTACAACATAAATTAGATGACACAGTTAGCATCGCTGATTTTGGTATACCTATTAACAATGATATATCAAATACGTTGAATCATGCTATCACTACTATATTTGATAATAGCACCAACAAAGATGATTCACGTCGTGCTCTAAAAATCCCAGCTGGTAATTATATCGTAACAGGAACCATTGACCTTCCTCCTAAAACCGTGTTAATCGGTGATGGTCGAGGATTGACCACTCTTGTTTTATCTAATAATTCAGGTCCTATGTTTAGAACAGTTGATGAATATGGTATCGGATATGATAATTCACAGATGCAAACTAGTTCGACTAGTAGTTCCAGAGATGTATTAATCAGTGACATGACTTTGAGTCATATGGATAGTAATAATACTGACCCACTGATATCTTTAGATAATACAAGAAATACTCGTATACATAATGTAGGATTTAATACCAAAGACTCTGCTGACATTGTCAACACTGGTACAGCTATTCTTATACAAGGAACAGCCACTATCTATGAAAGTCAGATTGTTTCTAGAAATATAGAAATAACAGATTGTATATTCAACAGCATAGGCAGAGCCATAGATATCAATGGATCTGTGACTGGTCCTATTATTGAAAATAATGTGTTCTCTAATCTACGTCAAGGTGTAAGATTACTGGCAGCAAGTACAGCAACCAGCCCTCCTGTTAATGTCACTATAAACAATAACAAGTTTATGTCCATCGCAGAGGATGCTATCCTTGTGGGTACTAGTACATTTACCACCAACGTGATTAGTTCGCACAATACATATCATTATGTGGGCAATGGAAGTTCCATGGCAGATGATAATACAACCACATCTGGTCTAGCAGTAATTACATTCAATTCTCCTGGCAACATGAGTGTCAATGATTACTTCAATAGAAAAATTGTAGCTGCTAATCCAACATCTCCATCTGGTTTTTATTATAATCCATTGGTCAGTGGTAATTCAAGAATTGATAGTGCTGCCAGCTACAAAACAAATCTAGCTGTGGGTGTGACTACCAATGTTATCAAAGTTGGAATGACCAAGTACGATCAAGTGGGATACATCGAGTACCAACTAAGCAATGCTGACATGAGTCGCAAAGGCAGACTGACATTGAATATAAGCACAGACGGATATGCATCAGTCAGTGATTATTATAACTATTCAGAGTATGTCACAGACGCATCTACCCTATTGGTATTTTCCACAGACCTAACACATTCTGATACCACAGAAGTTTCAGGTCCTTATAGAAATTACATAACACTGACATGTGTAAATCAATCAACAAGAATTACTCAGCTTGAGTACAGTATTAACCTAATGGTGTAACAGTGTTTTCACGTTCAGTTGAAGAGAGATTATCAACCTGGGCCCAGCATCGAGCTGAAATAGAAACGGTTGATAATCCACTAGAAGAAACTTTGGAATTCTGGAGATCTGCTCCATACCTTCCCTACAATAATAAAATAGATCCGTTCTGTCAACGAGATTGGCCCACACCCTGGGAAATCATTGTGGATAACAAATACGATGATTTTACCAAAGCATTGATGATAGCTTGGACATTACGCTACACAAAAAGATACCAAGATTCAAAGATTGAAATAAAAACTCTTGTGAATAATCAGAAAAGCTGCTATTATAACATAGTGTGTGTTGATGACCAGTGGGCTTTGAATTTCAATGACAATGGCCCGATCAGCGTAGATGATATTCCTGACTCGTTTTATACAGAAAATCTTATTGAACTACGGGTCCCCCGGTAAATATCATCTACAACAAAATTTAGAAGGTAAAAAAATATGATCACAGTGGTCAAACGTAATGGGGAAAAGGTTCCTCTTGATATTGGTAAAATACAAAGACAAGTGGCTCATGCTTGTAAAGGCATAGACAACGTGAGTCCTAGTATGGTGGAAATCAAAGCCCAAATAGAACTTCATGACGGAATGAGTACTGAAACTATAGATGAACTGTTGCTCAAGGCCATGGTTGATCTTATAGATGAAACTGAAAATCCAGAAATTAATAATGTTAACTATCAATACGTAGCAGGTAGACAACGTGTGAGTATGCTACGCAAAGAAGTCTATGGAGATTATAATCCTCCTGGACTATACGACATCGTAAAAAAGAATGTTGAGTCAGGTATGTATACCACAGAATTGCTAGAGTGGTATACTGAGGATGAATGGAACATCATTGATCTTTTCATTGATCACAGCAAGGATGAAGAATATACCTATGCTGCCATAGCACAACTAACAGAAAAGTATTTGGTACAAAATCGTGCTACTGGACAGATATTTGAAACTCCACAGGTACGCTATGCTGTAGCAGCAGCCACCGCATTCCACAGCGAACCAAAAGAAACAAGATTAAAATACGTCAAAGAATACTACGAATGTGCCAGTGCTGGTCACTTTACTCTTGCCACTCCTGTGCTGGCCGGACTTGGTACTACAACCAAACAGTTCAGTAGCTGTGTGCTTATCAGCAGTGACGACACTCTTGACAGCATCTTTGCAAGTGGCGAAATGATGGCCAAATATGCGTCAAAACGAGCCGGAATTGGCTTGGAAATTGGCAGAATTCGCCCCTTGGGCGCCCCAATTCGCAACGGAGAAATCAAACATACGGGTATGATACCATTCTTGAAGAAATGGTTTGCTGATCTAAGATCATGCTCGCAAGGTGGTATACGCAATGCCAGCTGTACAGTGACTTTTCCTATTTGGCATTATCAATTTGAAGACCTTATTGTATTAAAGAACAATCAAGGCACAGAAGAAACCCGTGTACGTCAAATGGACTATAGTGTGGTTCTTAATGCCATGTTCTGGAATCGTTATAAACGTGGCGAGACAATCACATTGTTTGATCCTGCCGAAGTTCCTGATCTATATGACGCTTATTATCGCAGCAGCGAAGGCTTTGAAAAACTATACTTAAACTATGAAAAGCACCCGACAATTAAAAAGAAGGTCGTATCGGCTGATGAAATCTTCAAAAATGGTATACTTAAAGAACGTACTGATACTGGGCGCATCTATCTTGTCAACATCGACAACGTTATCAACCAGGGGCCGTTTGATACCCAGCTTGACCCAATCTATCAATCAAACCTATGCCAAGAAATACTTTTACCCACGAAACCTTTCCAGAGAATTGAAGATCCAGAGGGACGCATTGCTCTTTGTACTCTTGGGTCAATCAACTGGGGAGCATTCCGCAACCCTCAAGAGATGCGTAAGGCTTGTCGTGTCTTAGTCCGTAGTCTAAGTAATCTACTAAACTATCAAGACTTCCTAAGCATACAAAGTAAACTAGCTAACGAAGACTTTGAACCACTGGGTGTTGGCATTACAAACTTGGCCTACTGGCATGCTCGTAAGAGTTTTAAATATGGAACTCCAGAAGCACTGGCTGAAGTCAAGCGTTGGATGGAACATCAAGCATACTACCTGACTGAAGCAAGTGTAGAACTGGCCCAAGAGCGCGGCCCATGTAAGCGTAGCGAATACACCTACTACGGTCGGGGTGTATTTCCTTGGGAACGTAGAGCCAAGGGTGTTAATGAACTCACAGACTTTACACCCAGCATTGATTGGGAACCACTACGTGAACGTATGAAGAAATATGGAATCCGTAATGCTACACTTATGGCAGTGGCTCCTGTTGAATCAAGTAGTGTTGTTCTAAACAGCACCAATGGTATTGAAATGCCCATGGAACTTATCAGCGTTAAAGAATCAAAGGCAGGTTCATTTACACAAGTAGTTCCAGAATACAAACGTCTAAAGAACCGCTATCAACTAATGTGGGAACAAACTGACTGTGTCGACTACCTAAAGACATCGGCGGTATTGGCAGCATACATTGATCAAAGTCTAAGCACCAATACTTTCTATAGTCCACGGCATTTTAAAGATGGTAAGGTACCAGGAACATTGATTGCCAAGAATTTAATGTTGGCCTATAAGTGGGGAATCAAAACTTTGTATTATAGCCTTCTGGATAAGGTCGGTAGTAAAAATGTATTAATGACACAAAGTGACAGATTAGTAGCATCAGAACCTGTTACCATATACACCGATGATGACTGTGAATCGTGCAAGTTGTAGCCTGTTAATATGGAATATAGTATGATAAATAAAAGTGCCGATCGCGATACTGATAATATCCACCGGCTCTATAACTGTGAGGAGTTACAGCAAATGTATTTACATACTATCCCCGCCTATGTTTATTATATTAGGCACATACCAACTGGCAAGTTTTATTACGGGTCTCGTTACAAACATATTTCATTGAACATTCAACCAGAGCAAGATTTATGGAAAACATATTTCAGTTCTTCAAAGAAGGTTCTTGAATTAAGGAAACAATACGGAAATGAATCTTTTGAATATAAAATAATTTTTGAGAGTAATGATACAGATGAGTGTTTTAGATTTGAACAAAATATCATTAGAGAAAATATTTCTAATATGTTATGCTTGAATAGTAGATATTTTGATATAGAAAAAAGTGAACGTGTATTTTCAGTATTTGGAAAAACTCTTTCTACAAAAGGTAAATCAAAATCAGAAGAAACAAAATTAAAAATGCGGAAACCTAAAAGTGCTTCACATAGAAAAAATATAAGTGAAACACAAAAAGCAAATGGTGGAAATGGACCAATTAAGCATTCAGAAGAAACAAAACAAAAAATATCACAATCAGGAAAAGGTAGAATTGTAAGCAATGAAACAAGAAAATTAATTGGCCTTGTACATAAGGGGGTTCCTAAACCTACTGTTACTTGCCCCGAATGTAATAAAACTGGCGGTAAAGGACCAATGCACAGGTTCCATTTTAATAATTGTAAATTAAGGAAAAATAATGAGTAAATTTCAATATGATTTTAGTATCCCGACAAATTACCTTAAGCGTAAAATGTTTTTAGACCCAGCAGGCCCTGTAACTATACAGAGATATGAGGAAGTTCGATATAATAAATTACAGAGATTTGAAGAGATTCAGCGCGGATTTTTTTGGGTTCCGGAAGAAATTAGTCTTACTAAAGATAAAATGGATCATAAAGATGCAAGTGATGCGGTTAAACATATTTTCACTAGCAATTTATTGCGTCAAACCGCATTAGACAGTATTCAAGGTAAGGCACCGTTTCAGGTGTTCAGTCCAGTATGCTCTCTTCCTGAACTAGAAGCATTGTTAATGATCTGGTCGATGTTTGAATCAAACTTACACAGCAAATCATACAGTCACATTATTAGAAACATCTATAGTGTGCCCAAGGATGAATTCAACAAGATCCATGACACCAAAGAAATTGTTGAAATGGCTGCTAACATAGGACGTCATTATGAAAATCTACATTTACTTAACTGTCGTAAAGAAATGGGTGAAGAAATTGATATCCATACTCACAAACGAGCAATTTGGTTGGCATTACATGCGAGCTATGCACTCGAGGCGCTCCGCTTCATGGTTTCGTTTGCCACGTCGTTAGCCATGGTAGAGAATAAGATTTATATCGGCAATGGAAACATTATCAGTCTTATTCTACAGGATGAATTATTACACGCAGAATGGACTGCTTGGTTGATCAACAATGTGGTCAAAGAGGATGAAGACTTTGCCAATTTGGTAGAAGAATGTCAGGATGAAGTGTATGCTATGTACATGGAAGTCATCAATGAAGAAAAAGCCTGGGCAGATTACTTGTTCAAGAAAGGACCTGTAATTGGTCTTAATGCCAGCATTCTCAAAGATTTTGTGGATTACACAGCATTTAATCGTCTAAAAGAGATTGGTATTAAGTATGCCGAAGAACATCCTAGATCGAGCCCTATTCCTTGGTTCAATAAACATTTGAACATTGGTAAAAAACAAAGCGCATTACAGGAAACTGAAAGCACCAACTATGTCATTGGAGTTATGTCTAACTCTGTGGCCTATGATGAACTGCCAGATCTATAAAAAGGAAAACAAAAATGAAAGCAATATTATGGAGTAAGTATCACTGCCCTTACTGTGATCAAGCATACGCATTATTAAAAGCCAAAGGTTATCAAATTGAAGAACGTAAGATTGGTGACGGATATACCAAAGAAGAGTTGTTAGAAGAAGTACCTAATGCTCGTAGTGTTCCACAGATCTTTATCGAAGGTGCTCATGTCGGTGGGTTTGATGCACTCAAGGAATACTTAAAATGAGCTTAACCGATATAGATGTACTTATGTCCAGTATGAGTTCTGATACCATTACATTAGATAGTACGCATATACCTTACCTAACATCAAGTATGATAGGTCCATATCCTCAATACAATGTCACTGTTGGTACATCGGGCAGTGGTGGAACTATTCCCACAAGTAGTCTTAATGGAACATATTATACCACCAACGGCACCAGCGGCTCAAACTGGGCAACTATCAATACTAATAACAGTCAATCATCATTGAATGTAAAAGGTGATGCAGAGTTTGAAGGCCGGGTTAAAGTAAACGGTCAAGATCTCGGCGAGTTTATGGAAACAATATCCCGGCGTTTGGCCATACTGGTTCCAGACCCAGAAAAACTAGAACACTTTGAAGCACTAAAGAAAGCCTACGATCATTATAAGATGCTAGAGAAATTATGCGAATTACCCAAAGAAGAAAAGGAATAAAATGTTAATAAATGTCAGTAAAAATTTCTCCTCAGGAGATGTGGTCAGTATTAAATTAATCAACGGTGATGAAATCATTGCTAGATTTGACAGAGAAGACGCAGAAACAATCACTATTAATCGTCCACTGGCACTGACCATGAATGGTCAAGGTCTAGGAATGATACCTTGGGTATTTCTAGGCAAAGAAGCTGAGGTAACTCTGGCCAAAGCCAATACATTTTTTATTGTAGGCAGTAAAGAAGAAGCGTCAAAACAATATCTAGAAGGAACCACTGGTATTGCCCTTCGTTAAATAAAGCATACAGGAAAATAATATATGCCTTATATACCAGCACCGGACGGATTAACTAAAAATATCGAGGATGTTTATCATAGCGGCAATGTCTATGCTAACTTTGTACCAATTGCTCTATGGCAAGATGGTGCGGCCACAGCTACCGCGGCAGCAATCACTGCTTATATAGCTAATCCACAGTTCGCTGCTGATCAAATGCTGGGTGAAGAAACCGAAGGCAATACTGATGAAGCTGCTGTAGATGCACGTACAGCAGAGTTAATCAAACAAGGTGTTATCACACAAGAACAGGTCACAGCGGGTAGTCAAGCTGGTAATAACGCCAAACAGGCAGATACTGCTCCGGGTGTGGTTAATAATGGATCAACTGCCACTGTAACTATATCAGCAGATACAGATAACATAGTATTGTATGTCAGCCCAGCGGCTCCGGCCGGAACAGGGAAAACATACAAGGTCAAAGACGTGACCAAACAACCCGGTGTGGTATTCCCCTACGATGTTGCCAGTATAGCACCGCAGAATGGTACAACTGTGGAAGTTGTGGTACAGAATCTAGCCAACTTGGTTAAGAACTGTTTTGATCCTATCAAGAAGAAATATCCAGACGCATTCATGACCTGCTCATTCCGTGCCAAAGGTGTGGGATCAAGCACCAGTCAACATCCATTTGGCATGGCCTGTGATATACAATACAGTCAAGCCAGTAAGGCTGAATATTTTGTTAGAGCACAGTGGGTACGAGACAATATCGCCTATGATCAATTCATATTAGAGTATAAAACCACAGGCACAGGCAAGCCCTGGCATCACATCAGCTTCAATGCTGCTGGCAATAAAGGGCAGGTGTTAACATTTATGAATGATAAGAACTGTAAAGGCCCGGGTGTAACCGGACTCTACGATCTTTCTAATGCGTAAATAATATATCTGGTAGGGATAAACTTGCGTAGCAAGTTGGGGTAGTGAGAAGCTACTCGGCTAGGCGGAGGCTATATTCAGGCCCTAGGGAGTCCGTCACTTTTATACCTTTAATTTTATATAAATACTCAAAAGAGAGTATTATATGACGTTACCTGTTTATCCAAATAGCATATCAATGAGCCAGATTCAAACAGAATTTGGTGGCAGCAATCCTATAAGTTTAAGTGAATACTATAGAGGTGGAGCCAATGTGCCTAGTGGTACTTCTGATGGCGGCCGCGGTCTTATCGCTACCAGTGGTGCTATTAGCATGGATACATTTCATGGTACCTCTGCTCTAAAGACCATAGTTGCAACTTTTACCAATCAAGGGTACACTGGTGGTACTCCTGCTGATACTCAATTCCAATTGACGATGAATTTTGCTGCTATGAGTCCTAACAATCCCAGTGGCAATTTTGCGTATTCAGTTACCATAGCAACCAGCAATGCTCAAATTAACAACTACACCAGTAGTGGAAATGCCACAGGAAATTTTACCTATGGTGGCACATCTAATCTTTTGTTGAATCTAGCAATTCCATATACTGCGGGAACAATTACAGCCACTATTAGCAAGAGTGGATACGCAACTTATACATCTACATTATCATTCTCTGCAGATACAAGTCAGAGTTATTCATGGGTCAGCCAGCCTACTACTCTCAACGAAGGTAGTGGTAGTACATTCACTATTGCCACTAGTTTCCCTAATGCTACATTCAGATATCAAGTTTATCACAATTATATCACAGGTTATCCTAATACTGATTCTTTTGACCTTGTGGAGACTGATACTTTTACCACCAATGGATCTGGTCAAGGTTCTTTTACCATAACTCCTTATTCAGATTTGGTTACTGAAGGCACAGAGGATTTTGATCTTTACATTTCTTACTCAGGGAATGGGTTCCCTCGTTTGAAATCAAGTAATATAGTAGTCAATGATATCAGTACAACACCAACTTTATACGGTCCCTATACCACATCAGGATCTATGTCTGTGCCCACTGGCATGAACTACATGAGTTATATGTTGATCGGGGGCGGCGGCGGGGGCGGCGGAAGTGGTGGAGGCGGTGTAGCTGCAGGCGGGGGCGGATCAGCTGGACTAGTAAAAACAACTCCGTGGGCCTGTGCTGTATCTGTTACCCCTGGGGATACCATAGCCTATACTGTAGGAGCGGGCGGCGGTGGCGGAGCAAATGGTTCACCAGGATGCGTACCTGGCAGTCGGGGAGGCAACGGACTAGATTCACGTATCTCAATAAACGGAACACCTATTGATGTTGCCTATGGCGGAGGGGGCGGTGGTGGTGATCACTCTGGGATTGGTCTTAAAGGAGCGCTTGGTCCGACTGCTCCATATATATGTGGTGGCCAAGGTGGGTCTTATGCTGGTGGTGGTGGATTAGGCAACGGCTACCCTGGGGCTACTTGCGGATTCCAACTACTAGGATATGGCTACGGCGGATGTGGCGGAGCCGGCGCTAGCAGAAGTCTAAATCTTAGATTTGTCTCATTTATAACATATACAGTAGGCGCTGGCGGCGGGGGCGGTCTTGCAAACTCACAGCCTTCAGCAGGTCCTTGCACTCCTAGCTCTGGCCGAGGCGGTAGTGGAGGAGGCGGTGCTGGCGGCATATCTTATGGACCAGACGGTTTAGGTTTTGGATCTTCTGGCACAGGCAGTCCTAGCACTACTTATGGCAACGGTGGCGGTGGTGCAGCTTCAACCAATCATCAAACCGGAGCCATTGGCGGCAGCGGATCTGGAGGAACTGTGGCATTCTATTTCTTCCCTACCAAAGTATAATATCTTTTAATATACAAGGTTAATAACTCCTAATAGCGGTGTAAATAATTACACACCGGGGAGTTATATACAATGTTTAAGAAAATACTAGCATGGGCTACTGCCATGTTTTTTATATGTACAGTTTGGGCGCAGGCTGTGATCAACCAAGGCGGCTATGATTCTAAAAGTTTGGTTGATACCAACAGTACTAGCACAAGCACAAGTACTATCAACACCAATAACGTCAATAGTGGCACTATAACTAATATCAACCAAACCACTGTGGGCAGCACCAGCGTTAATACCAATAACAATAATAATGTTAATACTGGTACAATGACCAATAACAATAACAACAATAATGTTATGTCAGGAGCAGTGACATATACCAACAATAATAACAACGTTAATAGCGGAACTCAAACGTTTAATAACAACAACGTTAATACTGGTACAATGACCAACAATAATAACAATGTCAATACCAGCACAAGTACCAGTAACAGTAATAATGTTAATACAAATAACAATATCAACTCAGGTACGATGACCTATAACAATAATAATGTTAATGCCAGCACAAGTACTAGTACCAGTAACAGTAATAATGTTAATACAAATAACAATATCAACTCAGGTACGATGACTTATAATAACAATAATGTCAATTCTAGCACCAGTGTTAATACCAACAATAATATTAACAGTGGTACAATGACTTATAATAACAATAATGTCAATGCCAGCACTAGTACAAGTACCGCAACCAATAACAACAATAATGTCAACTCTAGCACCAGCGTTAATACTAACAATAATATTAATAGCGGTACAATGACCAATAATAATAACAATGTCAACACCAATGTTAGTACCAATACCAACATTAATAGTGGTACAATGACCAACAACAATAACAATGTTAATCAAAATACATCAACTAGTAATAATGTCAATACCAATATCAACAGTGGTACGATGACTAACAACAACGTTCAAAGTGGTAGTATGACCAACAACAATAACAATGTTAATACAAGTACCAGTACCAATGTTAATCAAAACGCCAATGTTAATCAAAATATCAACAGTGGTACAATGACCAATAACAATGTTAATACCAGTGATATCACACAGCGTGTTATTCAACCTCCGCCTACAGCAGTTGCACCATCAATGATGTCGGGCGGCAATGGTGATCTATGTACCACAGGATCCAGCGGCAGTGTACAGACACAGATCTTTGGTGTCAGTGGTGGCGGTACTATACGTGATATGAATTGCGAAAGATTGAAGTTGGCCAAAACATTATATGATATGGGTATGAAAGTGGCCGCAGTGGCTACCATGTGTCAAGATCGTCGTATATTTGACGCTATGATGGCAGCGGGAACACCTTGCCCATACGAAGGTAAGATTGGCGAACAAGCCAAATTAGCCTGGGAAGAAAACAAAGAAAAAGTTCCAGCAGTGGAAGAGGAAAAAATAGATGACACGTATACTAAAATGGGCCTTGGTGCTTTGCTTGGCGCTATCGTTTATAAGTCATTCTAAGGCCCAAACTGTTGATTCTACTACCGGTAATTTAATCAATACCGGTACTGCACCTACAGATACAACCAGCACGTGGAACAATGGTGTCTATGTTAATACAATATGCTTACAGGCTGGCCAACCTGGCAATTGCGGCCCTAAACCCAGTGTTCGTGCAGCATCGGGCGATATCAATTTCAGTTATGGTCAAATAGACTTAAATCAAGTTGTCAATATAAATCGAGCACTGGCCGCAGGTGGCACAGGAGTACAACTAAGTGGTTTTAATTTTGGCTTTCGTGCTAAAAATGGCAACGGATGGGATGATGGACGTCAAGATTACTTAGATGCCTATGTTAAGTTTTACAATGCTGCGGGAGGTGTTGCTGCTACATATGATTATGTGAGTCAGACCAATAAAAAATACAACTGGACCAATTTCAACTTTAGCGAAACATTTGCCAATCCTGTAGCAGCTACTAACTACAGCAATGCTCAAGTAGGCTTTATTGGTAAGGACAATAACTACTGGGCTGGTAATTATGGTCCAGAAATTACCAACGTTAGTTTTAGTTTAAAATATCGAGTTGATCCTTGTACTCTTAATCCTGCCTATAGTCCTAATTGTTCAGGATTTAGTAGCATAGTCACTAGCGGTAATTTAGTAAATCCAAATCTAATGTCCAACGGTGATATAGTTTACAATTCATTTGCTATCAATACAGCACTTAAAAGTTCTGGAGCAGGTGTTGAAGTATACGGTTTCAACTATGGTTATAATTATAGTTTAGGCAATGGTAGATCTGAATGCACTGCTACTAATCAAGACGGTTCATGTAGTTGGTATATGAATACAAACCCAAATGCTACTATGAGAGTACGATTAACCAACAGTAGCAATGATGTAATTTATAGTGCCACACAAAGTAGAAGTACTCCTAATACTGCTGAAAATGTGTCATATCAGTTTTTACTTGCCAGTACAACAAATTCATTATCATTGGGTAATTTTACACTAGGTGCTAGTACATCAGGTAATGCGGCAATTCAAAATATGTATGTTAATGCACTATACAAACCCGATCCTTGTGCAACTAATCCATTATACAGCCCTACTTGCCCAGGGTATGCCACTGCCTATGCCAAGAATATGATCCTAGGTTCAACAGTGGCCAGTGCCAGTGCTCCGGCAGCAGCGCCTACACCAGCAGCGGCGCCTCCTGAAGTAGCACAGTCTGTACCCGCACTAGCAAGTCCTGATCCTGCACAACCACAACAACAAGCACAACAGCAACCTGCCCAGCAAGCCCCTCAACAACAGTCAGCAAGTACTGTACAAGATCCAAATCAGAATCCAGTGGTAGCACAAGATAATCCAGCACAGCCTAGTCCACAACAAGCAGGTCCATCTACCGGCGGCGGCGGTCCTAGCAAACTGGCTTTGAGCGTGGTTAAGACTGCACAGGCTCGTGATCAAGCCACACAGCAAATAGCCGTACAAAATGCTGCCAAAGTAGTGGAAGGTTCCACACAGCAATCACAGGCCACAGCCACAGCGGCAATAGCCGCATTGAATGATATGAGTGCCAACAGTGCTCAGGCAGCAGCACAGTTCTCCAGTCAAACCACACAGGCATCCACACAAGCGGTGGTTCAACAATCAGGTCAATCACAGCAAATTCAACAAAGTGCCAATACACAGTCGTCACAATCTAATAAAGTGACACAACAAGTTGAAGTACAACAGCAGCAACAAACACAATCATCACAGTCTAATAAAATGACACAACAAGTTCAACAACAGGCCGAAGTACAACAGCAGCAACAAACACAATCGTTTGCCAGTATTGTGCAGATACAACAAC